GTTGCATTGACGGTGAAGACGACCGAGACACGCCAAGTCCCTTCAGCGAAGGAAAATAAGGGCGTACCCGTAATCACCCCGGGGGTCCAGGGCGCGAGGCCGACTCCGACGACGTTGTTGATCCAGTTGGAACCCGCTGAGTTGACCGGGTAGGCAGCGACACCGCTGGTGAGAGCCTGAATGGTGTTGGTCCCAAAGGAGGACACATGATTCTGGATGATGGGCCCGCCCACAGAGACGACGTACTCATCCCGAAGCTCAACCTCACCCTCGTACTGGAGGAATCCGATAGTGCCGGAGCTCGGGGTGCCGTTAACGGACAGGGCCAGGAGTATGTCCGACTCTCGGGCATCGCCAGGAATGGCAGGCGTATCACGGACGGAGCGCCAACGACTCAGGAATCGCCTAGGCACATGAAGGCACTTGGGCTCCCAAGCCAGACCCCAAATATTGGGCTTGCGGGATCGATGAGTCTGAACGTTGCTGGGGAGAGAACTGTAGAAGTCCTTTTGAACGCCCAGGACGATCTCACCGGTCTGGTTGTTGGCTGCGAAGGCAGAGCCTTGAGGCATCCAGGTCACTTTTAGAGACTTGAAGCGATACTCGTTGTACAACTGAGAAAGCTTCGAAAGCCTCATGAAGGTAGTCGGATCACCGGGATTGAGAGGGACGGCATAGACGATATCGTTGACGGTGCCAGCTATCGGAACTTGTGACTGTTCCGAAAACTTTTGAGTGGTGATAATGCCGCTCGCATTCTGGTCAGCCGAGTAACCGGGCGTCTTCGTCCGCTTCTGCTTGTGCTTCTTCTTGGTTTCCTTATGCTGCGGCTGAGGCTTAGCGGATGTCGCCTCCTCAACAACGGTCTTGATGAATTTCTCGGTAGCGTCGAGCTTACGCGAGTGGGACTTTTTCGAGTCCATAGGGTTTCTTTGCTTAGCACCCAAAACTGTTAGGACAAATACGACACCCAGACAACGGTCTGGGAACGGACTTGCTCAGGTAAACACCCCTAAAGGTAGACTGTTCATCCGCGCCAACGCGGAGCGCCGCCCCGTGCAGTCGTTAGACACTACGCCAAAGGCTTGGTACGCAATTCCGGGCCCCACGGGCCCTAAAGGTAAGCGTTTTGGGGCGTTTACAGACGCGAACACCTGAGTAGTACGGCTTCCCGGGTAGATACGATACCAGCGTCTGACAGGGCGAGAATTATCGCGTTTAAGACTCGGCGGCTCCACGCGCAAGTCCCCTGTAAAAACAATGAGTACGACTAGAGCCCCGCCGG